ACCTGCGCCATCGGAAAGACCACCACGGGCCAAGCCTGCTGGGGCAAACCATGGAGCGCCAACTCGGTCTGTAAAGGACATTGCGCCCAATGCAGGAATCGAAGGAGGTAACCATAGAAGCTTGCCAGTTAAGGTGTCACGGGCACGGACCCATGGGTAGTAAGCAGCACCGTAGCTTGTGTTGATCTCACGGTCTACGAGAGTATCAACAGCCGACTTGACAGTGGTACCAGCACGGGTCTGGTAGTTGCTTGTATTTTCAGTTGCAGGGGTGAAGACACCACCCAAGTCAATCACTGCTAGCATATCACCACGATCTTCTGCTACTTCTAGCATCTTATCTGTGACAACAGTATTAGTGATGCCTGGGACCGCAAGGATGTTACCTTGGGCGTCTTCAACATCACGAACAAGATCTAGAGCACGAATACAAGAGTGTAAGGCATAGCTTGTCGTTTCGTCAGTGCCAAGTCTCGTATTATTGAATGGCTCTAATTCTTTAATATTTAATCCATCATGCCCGCCGTGGAGGACAGTGGTAAAGTTATTCCAGCCAGCATCCAACACTTTGACATAGGAGCCAGTTGTAAAGGTTGCTGCACGAGAGCCGTCAGCGTTATGGGCTGCGCCTGCTGTGTATGAGTAGCCTGCCTTTCTTAGACCATAAAGGTGTTTAGCCATGGTTCCTTTGCCTGGTACAGGACCAACGTCATCAAGCGAGAACACGAATGAATGCATTCTTGCTGAAGTGGTTTGGGCAGAAGTGTCTGCAAAGCGCCTTGCAACGTCGTCTGCGGTTGCATTGACTTGTGCCAAGTCTAACGATGCTTCCGAAGTATAATCTTTGAAGTTAACACTGAGGCTTCGGCATATGTCTGAAATCTCTGGGTTGAAGCGATTGTTTGCAATCGTTTGCCCTGTGTAGACACCAAAGTGTGTTACTTCCTTAGAGTTAGGGGCACCATAGGAGGAGCTTTGCACCAATGGAAGTTCTGGGAATCGAATACTGGCAGTCATGTTAGCTGCACCCATGTCCAACAACTGTGCTTTCACAGCGGCTGGGACAATCCCAACGAGACCGAAGTTCATCAAGTCGCCGAAGCCGTCGCCGCCGCCATCTATCATGCTGTGGACGCCACCACCGCCTGCGGCACCGCCCGTACCCTTACCGTAAGAGTGAAGCGAAGTTGAACCACTAACGATGTCACAGTCACGATATTTGGTTGGACCGAAGAAGCCGAATGGTAGTAAGCGGTTATCAGTTGCACCACGCTCGACATCACCGTTCATGACAACTCTAATGTAGTCAGAATTATTTTTGAACTCACCATATCGGCGGTTGCGTTTTTCGGCCGAATCATAAACCTCATGCTGGTCACCAATTCTATTGGCGATATAATTTGGTGATGCTGGGTTTAGGTTACAGCCAGAGAATCTTTCTAAGACTCTTTGTCTGTTATCTGTATCTTTGAGATCACGTACTACAACATCAAAGGTGCCGTATGGATCAGCAGTTGTATTTGAGATCTTGACGTTTTGAATTGAAATCTTAACCGATCTCTGAACGTCTTCGCCAACATCGATTGCTTCCAAGCGGAACAGTCGTTGTTGGTTTTCTGCTGCATATGAACCTGAAGAGTCGGTTAGATCTTGTGATATGAACCAACCTGTTGTTGCCTTAGTGGCAGAGAACTTAAAGTCACCATGCTCTTGGGCTGGGCTGGCGGGGTTCTGCATGGGCATGATTGCACCAAACATAACATCACCAGTGTAAGCGGTTCCGTCAACAAATAGTTCTCGGAAGGGGCTACCTTTGAGAACTTTTCTTTCAAATGATTCACCAAGAACATAGTTGACACGATTGGTTCCATCTGCTAATGTAGCAGTAGAAATATTATCGTTTACCAGCGTTGGGTTTGTATTGAAGACCTTTCGGATGAATCGATCACTAGCTGGATCGAAGTTGAAGGTCACTCTTTCGGATGGGTTGTGTGCATTCAAATTTGCAGCGCCATGGATCTGAGCTACGAACTCACCATTGGCATCCGATTTGAATAACTGACAACCAGAAGCTGTCATTGCACCACGGCAGTTAGTACCGCTTAGAATAATTCTTCCTTCTTCTGTGTAGAAGACCGCTGCGAGGGTTCCTGAAATCGTATAGCCGTTTGAGGCTGCGGAGCCTGATGGCCAAACAAACAACCCGTAAGCGCCTTGTGAGGAGTTACTGTCATCGATGCCATCAAAGTCGTAGCCAGCAGCACCAGCATTACCTGCACCATCACTAACATCCGAGTGCTGTTGTCCAAGTAAGCGAACCACCGTTACGGCGTTGCTGTTCTTTAGCCATGCCTGGGCTGCAAAACTAGCGTAAGTTGGTGCTAGCTCGTTTCCGTCTCTCCATACATCGCCACCTTTGCCGCCTGCGATAGGATCACCGAAGACTTGTATGAACTCTTCAAACGAGTTAACTGTTACTGGCTTAAAGGCGGGACCCTTACGGGTTCGACCGATAATAACTGGACCGATTGGATCGGCTACTTTAGGGAGTTGGCTGTTATCAATCTCACTAGTGTATACTCCTGGCGAGATAAACTTGAATTTGCGTTCTGACATTTATATCATTCTCCTCGTAGTTTCTTCAACATATAAATAGTGTATGTGTAAGAGCATTACAATACAATGTAAATAGTATGGCGATAATGCAAAATGCAAGCAAATGTTTTTTTATCGTCTTATCTTAGTATCTAAGTCCAAGTGGAAAGGTATCTCGTCAGCCAAAACTGCACGCTCTCGACCAATTACTATCTCAGCAGGGCTTTGGGTAATTTTGATTGCTGACTCTATTTTTTCCTGATCTAGAATGTACCCAAGGACTTGGATGGTAACATTACTAGTAAACATCCTTTCATCTGTACCAAGAGAGGCGGCATTATTCTCTTGCGTAAAATCGGCCTGCACGAACGCCTCGTAGCGATGACCCTCATGCTCAAGGATAAAATAATTCCTAGCGCCTCCTGAAACCATGAAGTGTGTGGACATTTCATTCATCTGTTGAATGTATTCTGACCTCATACTAATCTGATAGCCTATGTCAAGGTAGATTGGCGCAGGAATTGAATACACGTCGTACACAACTCTCTCACTTTCTCTAGGAAATGTCTTTTTATTAGCATCGGTTCCGCTCGCAGATCGACGAATAGAATCTGCGTTAGCCCTGTCTCTGGTTTTGAGTTGGTTGACTCTTCTGGCTATCTCTATCCGACCCATTGAGCCATCAGCATTTTGTGGCAGCGGGGAATAATACTTTCCCCTTTTTGTCACATCTTTATTGACAGAGGTTCTTTGAATTGATATAAGAGGGTAGATCAGCGAATCATGTGCGCCAAAACCTGCTTCACGAAGATCAGGACTCTTCTTAACCATCACGGGTCTTTCTTGGGTCTGAAAAATGACAGGGACTCTTTTATATCCCTCGTTGGTATCAACGTGTATGTTTAGGTTTTCTTTTATATAATTGAAGATAGCAAAGTCAACCGTCTCAAGTGTTGACGGACGAATAGGTATTGACGTTTGAGTAATTTCATTTGTCTTAGTTCTTTTTGGCATTATGGCATACCCTCGAATAATCCTGCTCTTGCTTTTCTAACCGAAGCGATAACTTCAACTTTGTGCCCATCTAGACCAGCGTCTTGTCCAAATATATATCTTGGCGATGTAAGTTCTACTATTTCATAATTTTTATTATCATACTGGATGAAATCACCTACACGAACAAACAAGTCTTGGTCTTCTGTTAGCCTTCTATTGTGAAAATGTATCTTTGCTGTGTCAAGTTTGTCCACGCCGAATTGCTCCGATGTTGTGGTAGAACCTTCGTACTCAACTAATACATGCACATGTACTGGTGGTAGGAACACTTTTGTAATTGCTTCACCATACAGAGGATGGAAATTGGTTGACTCCATATCGATAGAGAAATATAATATTCTTTGCCCGACGATCTTTTCTACGATCTCGTCAGTTACTTGCTTTGCGAAGTCCCTTTCTTTCTTGCCAACGAATAGTGGCCCTGGGGGTGCTCCTGGCTGACTCCATTCATTTGCCATTTATATTACCCCACATAGATCCCATAAGGGACCTTTTGAAGTGTAGTATTAACATTGTCCATAAGAGCAGTATCGCCTTCGGCTAACTTACCATAAGTCAATTCATCTAGCACAGTCTTGAGTTCATCTCGCAAAGCTGTTTGTTCTTCTTTGCCTTCAGAAATAAGAGCCGAGCCATTCAACTGAACGTCCTGACCTGGGATTGGTATTGATCCTAATTTAGAACGAATCTGCCCTAGAGTCTCCTTGCAGAGGGCTAAAGCAAATCTTCTGATCCATTGTTTACCTATACTGTTGATGTTAATATATGGAACATTTGGAAATGGAAGGGTGTTCATATTATTGATACCCTCTGAGCCATACTTGCGATCACTCTCTTCATCGTATGCTTCTTTGTTGGACAACCTAAACTTAACATAAAAGTTAGTGGGCGACTCCCCAGTTGGGACTGGAAATATTCTTAGTTGGTTATTTATAATCTCATAAGAATAGTGAGATGATCTCATCTTTAAATTATTCTCATATGCGCTGGCTTGAAGCTCATGCTGCCACACAGGTATCAATTCAAACGTGCTGTCGTCTGAGTACATACCATATGTTGACAAGTTACCTACCATTCCATATGTTCCGCCGCCAAAGAAGCGCCATGTAGATGCTGGTGTTCTGTAATATACTTTCTCTATCAAAACTCGGTCATTATTGACAGAGCCTGTAAATTTAGAACCCGCTGCGGTACCATCTATTGAAGCAGAATAAATTATTGCTTGTAAATCATAATCTTGTACATCCTGAACTGCTTCAAAAGATGCTGAGTATATTCTTTCGTTTTGCCCTAAACCAATCTGTGAGGCAACAGAGGACGCCACATGACGAGCGTACTCTAAAGTTAGTTTCGTAAATCTTAGGTTTGGCTTTAGGTCAGTGTCAGACCTATAAGCAGAAAATTCACCATCCTGATCAAAAGATCCTGTTGCACCACCCATCATGTCCGATAGGACATTTTTCGCCTGATGAGTATTAACAATATAAGAATATTCTAGACAAGCTTCTTCATAGGCCTTGTATACATTAGCAGGCTCTAACTCTATATCTAAAACATTTCCACCTAATTTACCATAAACATATGATACTTGATCTACAGCGCCGCTTACAAAAGCTGCTGTGCTGTAAATACCAAAAGCTAAAGCGTCAGTAACATCCGAGTGCGTACCAGTGGATGGTAACACTAAAGCACTTGTAGTACTAGCTGGACTAAGATCTGTTGGCATTCATAAATCCTCCGAACATTAAATGAGGAACCGTATTAAATAGTTTCTTACTTTTGTCTTTAACCCACATAAAACAAAAGCCGCCCCGAAGGGCGGCTAATGCCGTGTTATCTGTACACTTAGTGACTATTAGTCAACTAGGTTCATGCAGACAACCAATCCGTACATGTCAGGACGGACCATCTTCTTAGCGTAACGAGTCATCACGCCCTTGCGAGGCACGAAGTCTTCGGTACCGAAAATGGTAGGTGTGACTTGTAGTGGGACGTATGGGGCATAAACATACCCGCTTTCAAGGAAGCTGTTACCCTTACGGCCAACAAGGACCAAGTTGCGTGGGAAGTATGGGTCAACCATAACGTCCATCTTGCGACTGATGGTTCCAGCCTTGGAAGCACCCCAGTTACCGCTATTGCTCTCAGAGTCGCCAGCAACATCAGCACGGAAACCGCTGGTGAACTCAAGGATAGCAGCAACCTCTGGCGATGTAACGATGAAGTTAGCGCCGCCACGGAGGGTCTTACGATGAATGAGCGATGAAACATCATTGATATTCTCAAGGAGGGTTTCATACCATTCTGAAACAGTACCTGTGAAATCAGGTGCGAGACTCGTTGTGATGTCTCTACCGTTTTCACGATTTACGAATTGACCTGGGCGACGGCTCCAGTAACGAGTACCAGCAGTTGCGCCGTTGATGAGGTCCTTAAGGATCTCTTGGTCAATTTCCAAACCAATGTGCTCAGAAAGAACGCTTGTAAGCTCAACTTCAGCGTCGAGGTTATGATAAGCATTCAAGTCCTGTGCAAGCTCTGGGCTCCACTTAGCTTTGAGCTTACGAGTCTGAGCAGTGACAGCCGTGGAATCAATCTTAAGATCGATTTCTGGGATGTCAGCTTCTGCTTCAAATAGCAAGCCATCGCTTGAAGCCTTAAGAGCGCCGACTGGAGTAGCACTCTCGAAAGCATCAACCTTAGCAAACGTGCAAGTGGCTGTAAGGGTGTCGTCCATGCCAAGCACCTCAAGGTGAGTAGCAGCGGTGTCGTTTGAACCTGTGGTACGAGTAACGACGATGAGACCTGTTGAACCACTAACGGGGTCAAGCTGGGTCAAGCGGCGGACATGAGCACCGTGAGCAAACCCAACATCAAGTGCTGTGAGGTTGTTTGTGTCAAAGTTGCTTAAGTCGGAGACTAAGACCGAGTGAATCGAAACAACCGAACCTGAAAGATCAGGGTCATGACGGAGCAACTTGTTGAATTCTGCTGCTGTTGAACCATAGGTGGCGTCAGCAAACACAATGTCCGAAGCTGCAACAGTATCACTCGATGCAGTACCGATAGCAATCTGGGCGATCTTCACGGAAGCTGCGGAACCTGTAGGTGCCGAGTAGCCACTGTTCAAGTTATAAAGACCACGCTCTGCGAGCAATGGCTCAGATGCACCGTCGCCATCAGCTAGCTGGACACCTAGAATAAGGTCCTTACCAACTCGACCACCACCGTAGATGGATTGGTTGTTGGCTGCACCAGCAGCGGCCTTGCCTTGGGTCGAGGATTTTCCACCACGATCACCACTGTAAACAAAGTCTAGAAAGAAGATAAGACCACTTGGTAGACTCATTGGTTGCACTGAAACTAGGTCCTGTGCAAGTAACCCGCCGAATACACGACGAACGATTGGGAAAGCAACTGCTGCAAACCCCTCGACATCTTGGGCTCCAAGGGTGCTCGACTCTTTGAGTAGTTGAGCAGCTTGGTTCTCTAGCAAACGTGCCATGCCACTACGTGCATTGTCGTCTGCTAGGCCCTCTAGAAGACCAGTCTTTTCCCACTTAGTGAGTAAAGCTTCGCCTTCACGAGCCAAGGAGCGTTCACGGATGCCTTCTGTAAGCTTATTGATTACGCTCATTTTATTATTTCTCCTTAAATAAGTTATTTGTCTCTATTGAGACCTGCTAAAACCGCCCAGCGATTTAATGCTGGATTTTGTTTTGGTGACGAAACTTCTTCTCTACGTGAACTAATAATTGTAGATGACCGTCTTGTAACTGCCTCAGACAATGATTGTGAGCCTGGAGTCTTGCGGCCTGTCTCCATTGTCTTTTGAAGGGTCTCATAGACCGTCTTCGCTTCATCAACCGTGCGTGACTCAGAGATCATTTCAGCAATCTTATTTTTTTGCCGCTCATTCAGGGAGGTATCACCAAGCACCTTGTTTGTATAAAGCAGACGTGCATTTGAAAGATTAAGTTTTTGTAATCCCTCTTTAGCCTCTGCTAATATGTTCTTTAATTTGTTAATCATTTCGTTGAGATCTTGAATCTTAGCGTCTTTTTGTGCTAAGGCTTCTTTGACCTCTTCTTGACCGTCTCTAGAATTATCAGCCAACATCTCTTCCTCGGCTGCTTCCTCGTCGGCTTCTTGTTCGTCTTTTACAATTTCTTCCATAGCAAATTCTGGAGCGTCTACTTGAACCGACTCTTGCTTGACAAGATCCATAAGAGTGTCTAACAACTCCTCTTCATTCAATTCGACCTCATCATCATCTTTTCTGTTAGCTGGTGCAGGCTCTGCTGAGACTGTTTCTTCACCCTCCAAGCCAGGCACACCAACATCAAGATCTTCCCTATCTACCATATCGTCAGCATCAGGGGTTTCCATTTCTGCTTGTGCAATCAACTGGTCTAGCGGAATCTCGATCATAGCATCATCTTCAGCCATGTGAGATAACTCAACATCAGGAAATTCTTCTTCTGGTTCTTCCCCTGCCATATCCATATCTAAGCCCAAGGGATCTTCTTCTGGTTGTTCTAATATTTGTTGAACTGCACTTCTGACTTCTTCAGAGTACTTTTCTACTATTTCTTGTTGTGCGCTTTTTAGGGCAGCTTCTCGTAGCTGCTCGGCATCAACAATAGCTTGTTCTAGCATGGTTGTCATGTTTTTGCTCCAATAAACGAATACAATTAGCGAAACCGCATCAATAATAAATAGTTGCTAAATCAGTAAACGCTATTTTTATATGTTTATGGTAGGTTGATGCCCGAGCCAGATAGCGTAAACATCATGCCTGGCTCAATGCCAGTCAAGGAAGATACCATCTGGAATCCTGTTTGTCCACCGCTGGCCAAAATATAAATTTCTTTGCACTTTACATCCAAGCTAATTGAGCCGCTGTTGGCATTGGTTCCCGCAGCATTGCCACCTAATTCAAAAAAGTTTCCAAAAGCATTGGTTTCAACGCTATGGGCGTCAAACGCTACTCGGATCGGATTAGCGCCAGTCACAAATATCTGAATATTTTTCGTGACTGATGGGAAGGATATTTGTAGCGCATCATTATTTTCCATCAGTGATCTAGTCAAGTGGGGCAAACCTGATACCTGATATGATCCTACGTTGCCTATGCCTGGTCTTCTATTGCGAGGTGTTGCCATTATTTTTTCCTCCTGCGTCTCACTTCATAAGTATTCCCTTTAGGGTTAAAAAGCTCATCTCTTTTGCGGTTTATTTTTTCTATAAGCCTACGCTTGGCTCTTTTGCGCTCTGTGTTCTTAACGCTCTTAGGCACAAAATAACGTCGTTCTCGGACCTCATCTATAATACCCTCTTTGCGAGCCTTTTTGTTAAATCTTCTAACCATCGAATCAACATTTTTAATTCCTGGGTCGTTTATTGATACTTCGAGTGTCCCTGTTATTTTGCGTGGGCCTCTTCTTCTTCTATGCCTCATTTATCTGCCTTTCTCTATTTTAGATAATACGCTTCCCCATTGTGACATGCCAGGAATATTACTAATATCTAATCCCGCTTCGCCTTGGGGGTTGTTGTTTTCACTTAGTGGTTCTGTGCCTGCAAAGAACGGCATGTCTTTAAACTTCTTTTCTAGTTCTGTGGGCTGCCGTTGAGGTTTGGGTCCCACTTCTCGCATGATTCGTTCCCTAATTTTGGGATCTGTCTGCTTAACTGGTGCCTGCTCTACGATTGGGGCTGCCTGTGTAAACCCTTGGGCTACTTCAGCTACAATTTTAGTGAGAGCGCCCTCTTCGTAGATCACTTCTCTCACACATTCCTTGATAAGCTCTTTTAATTGTGCTTTTTTCATTCATCCCCCAAAATATCGTTCAATGCACGATTAATTCTGTCTGATTTGGTCAAATTAGTGTTAATTTTGCTTTCTGCGACCAAAAAAGCACCGCTTGTGCTCGGTTCGGACACTAAATCGAAGCAAAGTAGCTGAAAATCGTCTTCAACCATTGTTATACTGCCTTGTTGGCGTGTAGAACCCAATCCACGGCTTGAAATGCCAAGACATACGCCACCTTTGACCAATTGTTTGGCAATTTGACCCGATGGGGTGTCAAGAATCTTGACTTTACCCATAACATTGTCGCCATCCCACCAAACTTCTGTAATTAAGTGACTTGCGTTCTTTAAATTGATGACTGACTCGTCTGGATGATCTAATTCGCCAAGTGAGCGGCGTTCTCGAACCAATTTTTCATAGTTTTTCATCTCTCTTTCGAGAATTGTTCGTGGATATACTCTGCCATTGCCATTTTGTTGCTCTGCCATTTGAATTTTGCCAGCTAAAATGAGATGATCACCCCTGCGATTACCTTCTCTTTCCTCTTCGGTAAGAAGATCATCGTTGTAATCTAAATCCATAAACTCTTTTAGCACGTATTTCTTAGTCATTGTTTTCTCCTTAGAGTGCGGGCGCTACCCGCACGATACTACTACCCCTGCAACACCTGGCGACTGGCCTCAGTCTCCACTTCTGTGTCCACGTTCCTCTTAGTTCGGTATTCATGTTGAAGTCCTCCATCCGATATAAGCATACACAGCGCATATGATGTTCCAGATGATAAGCAACCCAACAGGAATGCATTTACTACTGAAACATCAAATGTAAATAGTTCTGTAAAAGGGTTTAGGAGCAACAACAAGACCCCCACCCAAAATCCTACGCACATGGGACAGTGAAAAAAATGGTGTTTTGGGCGGATGGTTGAAAATATTGCTCCAAAAACTAAAACTTGTGTTAGCCCGTAGGCTATCAAAATAAAATATAAAAGATCCAATTTGCTTTCTTTCTATCTAAAACATATATCCATAACCAGCATACGTGTAGTAAGGAATGTCTGATTGATATTTTCTACGTTCCTCTTCTGGTGGTATCTCGCCAGCGTCAGTGCTTTCCTCGTCGTTAGGATTGACAAAACGATCCTCTATAGAATTTTCATATTCTTTAGCCAATTGGTTTTCAAGTCTGTAGGCCTTCATATATGTTTCGGTTTCAGCCAGAATTGCTTGTAGGGTGCTAACGTCTTCGTTCTCTTCATAAAGAGACTGTAACGTGCCGTTGACCATACCGCCTTCCAGGCTACCAACTTTAAGAACACCACGACGTGTCAAGGTATCTAGGTATGTTTTTTGGTGCTGATAAACACCTTCGCCGACACCCATCTTAGGCACAGTCAAGATTCTCTTCTTATCTGGGGTTATAAAGATATCAAAATAATCATGATCTTTTATAAGCAACGCCCCGTCAAGCGCTTTACTCATTTTAAGCTGAACAACACGGTCTGGCTGTTCTGGCTTCTTTGGATCGTAAGTAACCTCTAGTCCACCTTCATTTTCATTCGTTGGCTCGTCAGGATTAGTAATCTTTACTTTAATCGTCATTTTGAATTTCGCTACTTAGTTTTTGCAGTTTAAGCATTTTCATTAAGAACTTTTCATCTATTGTGATATTTCTCATCTCTTCTATTTTCTCAAGAACATTATTGATACCCTCAAGCATAAAATTATCATCCTTGACAACTTTATCACTAAGAGAATTGGTCACAACATCTTTGATTCGCTCTAGCTCCTCATTGATAAAAAATTGAAATTCTGTATAACCATCATTGATAGAGGTTACATACTTTGATAAAAGTTGACGCTGCTCAGAAAGCAGGCCAGTATAAGCAGTATTAAATTTCTCAATAAAGTTCTTGACAACCAAAGAATCTATGTGCTCCATTGGAGTACTTTGTTCTTCGGTATCTTCAGTTATATTCTGTATTATGTTAGCCTCTAGAAGCACACGCTCTTTAACTGGTGTATCACTCTTAAATATCTGAGCTATTGTGGCTAATGCTCTATAGTTTGGAACAAAGTTACTGAAAACATCTTTAGAAATATTCTTGTTTATCTCTGAGATAAGTGCGTTCTTCTCTTCTGTGAGTTTCCTCTTGTTAAGTGCTGCGGCTTTTCTCTTCACCTCAAAAATAAGTTTTTCCCCAAGTTGTGGGGGCAAGTTGTTATCTTTTGACAAGGCTTGGTAACACTCTAATTCTTTACTAAGCTCAGTTCCCTTCTTAAAGAATTCTTTTATTGTGCTAACTACCACTTGTTTTTTATTGTTATCCTCTGCTAGGATAGCTTTTGTAGCTTCTCTAACTAATGCTTCAAACACAAAACCAGTGTTTCTTTTCTTATTGTGCCTTGTTGCCATCTTTACTCTCCAATTGCTCTATGAGATTCTTAACCTTTGCAGCCATATTTTTGCCTTCAAATAAAAGACTCTCATCTTTATTTAGTTCCTCAGTTACCCCGATGCCCAAAGTAGTTAAACCTTGTGCCCCTGGGAAATTTGATCTACGAGTATTTGTTTCCTTGCTACCTTGTGCTCTATAAGATCTTGTGCGAGGCCCACTATTACTTCTTCTATCTTTGCCTGCATGTTTTACAGGATAGTAAACTTTGCCTTTAGAGCCTGGGGTCAGGTATCCATCATCTCTCATGCCTGGCTCTGCTAAAAGATCACCTGTTTCAGGCTCAGCCGCCTCTTCACCGCCTGCGTCATCAGCCGCATCATCGTCGCCGCCAAGGTCACCTCCGAGGTCTCCGCCACCAAGGTCGTCGCCTCCACCGAGATCACCAGCTTCTCCCGTTTCTCCAACAGGTCCACCTACCATAGCTTCATATTCACCAACAGCTAGCTCCGCAGATTTTTCTACGATAGCTTTCTGCTTAGCGTCCTGGAACTGCTCTTCTTGCACTCTAGAGATTTCTTGATCATCTAATTTGAAAATGTTTTTGTAAACCCAGCGTCTTGAGAAGTAGGAATCAGTTGCATTGCCAGCAATATCAAATTTAGTGCGCAAATGCTCTAGCTCTTGTAGTTCTGCAATTCTAGATGGGTTGTTCAAGGATAATTTAAATGATGTAAGATCATCTCCACGATAGCCCAAAGTATACAAATGCACCACAACAATCTTTTCCAACTCAGAGATTATTACTCGCTGTAGTCTCTGAATAGTTCTGGCAAAGCGAATATCTTTTTGAGCCAATGTGGTTTTGTCTTCCATACTGTCAGACTGTGCTAAGTATGCTTTTGGGATCTTCAGGGCCGAGAACAGTTTGTCTCTAAGGTACTGGACGTCCTCAATAGCACTCGTAAACTGACCACCTGGTAGTGTTTCAATTCTTGATGACTGCCCACCACGAGTTGGAATATAATAATCCTCGTCAATGCTCATTGCATTATAACGCAAGTCTACCCGTCCTGTATCCTCATCAACAATCTGGGCTCGCTTCATTTGGGTCTTAACAGATTCAATATATTGTTCCACCTCGTTAGGTGGCATGTTGCCAATGTCAATATAAAATACACGTCGCTCTGGTGAGCGGACAACACGATAAGCGATCATTGCATCTTCAAGCAAACTAAGCTGTCGCCAAATGCGACGGGCTGGTTCTAGGACCGATGTTCCATATGGGACGTATTTATCATTCCCCAAAATACGGAAGTGTGCTACCTGCCAGTTCTCAAAAGATACACTTTCACCACCACCTGGCCAGTAGTACTGGACATAGTTTGGATTTGTTGGGTCTGTGCCTTCAATTCTTTCTATTTCTTTGACGGGCAATGGGATAACATTTGTAATACCCAACTCGTCATCTACATCCAAGTACAAATAGTAATCACCATACTTGCACATGTTTCTAGCCCAGCCGAACATATTAAATTCTACATTCAAGACGCTATACAAAAGCGTTTGAACAATCATTTTTATTTCTTCGTTCATACATGCAATCTGCACAATAGGCGAGATATCAGATGACGTACTTATCTCATCTGCGTATACATCCAATGTAGATGCGATCTCTGGTGTATATTCCATCTGATCAAAATCATTGTACCTTGATTCTCTGTGGGAAGTATTAAGTACTTTACTATAAATGCCCTCAAATGGATTATAGTATTCTTTTTTCTTAAATGCTTTTCCTGTAGACGACGTAAAAGTATATTTCTCATAGTTTGGAGCACGGTTCTTCTTAACCTGTCCTGACCTATAAGTAACTATAGGTCCACTAAACAACCTCGTAAGTCGTCTGAATAAAGCAGATTGTCTATTCCTTGGATTATTTTCAGCCATATCTATCCTTTATATATCCAGCCAATATCGTATTTTATACCATTGGTTGTTGTTTGTTCAGTATTATTATTGTTTTGTTTATATCCTCTCATCCCAGGGATGTTCGTGTTTAGTGTTCTCCCTGAAACCGATATGCCTGTAAGCATAGCCTTTTTATATTTAGTCTCACGATCGTTTATTGTCAAAGCAACACCCTGTACCCAGCAAGCTATTGCTAGTGCTATCACCAGATCATCGTTATATCCTCGCATGGCTTGGGCTCTACCATTTTGCCAGATAAATGTTTTCAACTCAGATGCTGTTCTAACAGAATTTATCTTTATCACACCATTGCGAATAAACTCTTCTAATTTAGCAATAACTAGCGGCCTAGTCTTCATGGACATGGTAAACCCTGCGATGCCGTTCTTAGCTTGTGCCACTAGTTGATCAACGTAATCATGTGTTGATTTTAGAGAATAATATAAATTAGGATACTCCAACTCCTCTAGCTTAGACAAAACACCATAATCTCTGTTGTTCTCTATGACGAGCAATGCATTATTATATTCTGCCGCTATTTCCGCTATCAGGGGAGCATACATATCTGCTGTTATCTTGCCTTGGTATTCCGCAACTTGTTCCATCGTGTCGCATCTTATTACCTGAACCGTACTGTAGTCTTTGCCATCACCTCTAGCAACATCACCTACAACAACATATTCAAGTCCGTCTAATGGTTGTTCCCAAATCCAATAGTTCCTATCAAAGCCAGCCCTGTGTCCTGGGTCGCATGATTCCTCAAACAGCAGTTCAAGTTTATCACCTGAGACTACTGTCTCGCCTGAAGCGTTGAAACTACATTCAAGTTCTTGTGCGATCTCTCTAGGCGACATGTTTCGGGTCTCTTTATCAAACCATTTCTTGTCCCTGTTTGGGTGGACACTCCAAGGCAAGTTCACATAGTTGAAATCATTCTTGTCTTCAACTGCCTCCGTATAAGTTTTGTGAAACCAATTACCAACACCATTCGGAGTTGATAATGTAATGGCTGCACCACCAGTTGATAGAGTTGGATATAAACCTGCCCACAACTCGTCAAGACCTTCAACGTGTGCTGCCTCATCAACCACTAGCAAGGATAGCGCTTCTGAACGACCAGCGTCGCCAGACGTTGAAGATGCCTTAACCTGGGAAGCATTGGACAATTCAAATGATGTTCTATTATTAATTGTAATATCAGCTATCTTTAGCCAGGGTGGTAGATGTTTATGAATCTGTTTTATCTTCTTCACTAAGTTGGTAGCACTTTGTAATTTGGTTGCAACCACTAAAACATTCTTGCTTCTATGAAATAATATGAGCCAGCAGACGTATCCTGCAACCGATGTAGATAGTCCTAACTGCCTTGCCTTCAAGATAATATTGAAACGATTGTCTTGGAATTGCCTGATGACATCCTCTTGAAATGGATACAAATCAAAAGGTATTAGGCCTCTCATGGGCTCTGTTATTTTAGCATACTTAGTAAGAAAGTACACTGGGTCTTTGCCACAGCGTACAATCTCCTTCATTGCCTCACTTTTGGTGAGGGACATTATGCACTCGGCGTATCTGGATTAGCTGGTGCTGAGTCGTTCTCAGACTTCTTTGGGTTTTTAAACTGATCCATGAAACTCTTAATGTTGTCCTCAATGCTTTTGCCGCCATACTCATTATCTCTAGCGTTTACCGCATCGGTTTCAGAAATACCACCGATCTTGAATACTTTTTTCACCTTTACAAAGCTACGCTGGCGTGACAAGTTCTGGACATGTATATCTGCATCTCCTTCAGCGGTAAGCGTGACTGCTTCTTTTGTGATCTCTTTATATCGTGATTTTAGCCTCTTAACGATATCGCCAATACGCTGCTCCATTTCATTGGTAAATTGTGCTCGTGGGTGAACTTCCTTAAGCATTATCTCACTATGGTAGGAGATAATAGCCTTATCATGCGCAAAGCGGATTCCAAAACCATCCATCATATTCTTTTTGTACTGGTCCTTATCCTCACGGCGTAAACCAAATTCTATAGCGTTGCCATCAGCATCGTAAGCTCCATCATATGAATCTGCTGCTGCTTGAGCAAGCCCTCTTAATATATCTAAATTCTTTGCAGCCATTTACTTTCTCCTATTTTTTATAACTTGCGCTAATCGTTGTTGATCAGGTCGCCAGCCGCTTTCCCATCGCT